CCCGAAGGCGCCTTCCGCATTCTGGAGGGTCTGGCTGGTGGCGTCCCACACGCGCTGCCGCGCCGCAATCTGGAGCTTCGCCAGCTCGTTCTCCTTCGCGGCCAGGGCGTTGTTCGATGCGTCCTTCGCCTCCAGCTCCGAAATCAAGTTCTGCTCCCGCAGGACCGCGATCTGGGCCAGGCGTTCCTGGTACCGCCGGATCGCCTCATCGTTCGCCACCTGGTCCGCCAGCGCAAGCTGGTCCTGCACGTTCTTCGCGGACGCCAGGGCCAGCTCATCCAGCAGCTCCTGGGCCTTCTGGCGCTCCTGGAGGCCCTTCAGTTGATCCGCGGCACTCACCTCCGGGGGAGGCGCCGCTTCCTCCGCTGCTGCCTCGGCCGGGGGCGGTGCCGCTGCCTCTTCTTCCTTCCTCTTCTTGCGGAGGAACCCGAAGGCCGCCTGTCTCCTGAGCTGTTCCAGCTTCTCAAAGCTCAGGTTCAGTTTTTGCAGGGCGGTCTGTTCGTTCGAAAGGGCGGAAAGCCGCTCGAAGGCCGCCAGCTTCTCCGCCGCCCAGAACTTCTCCGCTGCGCTGCGCTGTTTCAGTATTCCGGCCACCACCTTGTTCCCGGCGTCAATCTGTGCCTGGGTGGCCGCCTGGCGGTCCTTGGCGAAATCCAGGTTCTCCTTCTGACCACGGACCAGCGCCGTCTCCACCTTGAAAAGGCCGGTCAGCAGCTTGTCCGGGATAGCAACGTCCGAAAACTCATTGATGCTGTCCAGGGTCTGCCGGACGCCCTTGACCAGATCGGCCAGCTTGTCCTTCACCGCGTTCACCACACGGGTCCAGACCACGTTCATTTTGTCAAATACCAGGTTGATCTTCAGGACACCCACCCGGAAGGCCTCCCAGCCGGCCTTCAGGAACCGCAGGCCTTTATTCACGCCGCCCGCGAACGTCGCCCAGACGATCTGGAGCGTTTCCCACAGGATCTTCAGGCCACGCCAGCCGTCAATGAAGGCCGCCACGATCCGCATCACGAACCGTAGCCCGGTGGCGATCGTATTGCTGAAGCCCTCCGCGCCCTTCGCCGCCCCGCGGATCCAGCGCGCCAGCTCCTGGACGATGACCACCAGGTCCGATCCGGCCCCCTTCGTCTCGAAGAGGTTCAGGACGAAGGCTTCCAGAGCGGACTTCACGGCCAGGATCGCGCCGTTTAGGTTCTGGTCCATCACATCCGCGATCCGCTCGGCTTCGCCTTCCACCTTCTCCAGGGTGGCGAACCGCCGGTCCAGATTATCCAGGCTGGCCACGAGGGCCTGGAAGCCGGCGCCGCCGCGGACCCCGGCGATGGTCGCGGCCTGGCCCACGCTGATCGTCTTCCCACGGAACTCCTCCAGGACAGGGAGGAGGCCGCGCTGCCGGATGTCGAGATTCTCCACCTCCACGCCCAGCTCCTTCAGTGCCTTCCGGGCTTCGCCCGTAGGCGCCCCCAGACGGACCAGGGTGGCCCGCAGGGCCGTGCCACCCAGAGACCCGGCCAGGCCCCTGTCAGCCAGCTCAGAGAGAGCTGCGGCCGTCTGCTGGAACGTCAGGCCCGCATTCTTGGCGAAGGGTCCCACAAGGCGCAGGGCTACGCCCAGCTCTGTCACGTCCGTGGCCGCCGAATTCGCCGCCACGGCCAGAACGTCCGCGACCATGCCCGCGTCTTCCGCCTCCAGCCCGAACTGCTTGATGGACACCCCCACCAGCTTGGCCGCGTCCCCCAGCTCCAAGGCGCCGGCCTGGGCCAGGAGGAGCGTGTCATCCACGGTCTCAATTACCTGGGCAGTGTCCAGACCCGCACGTGCCAGGGCCACCATGCCTTCCGCCGCCTGGGTAGCGGAGAACCGCGTGGTGGCGCCCAGCTCCTTCGCACGGGCCTCCAGCGCATCGAACTCTTTCCCTGTGGCCTCCGTCACCGCCCGCACGGTGGACATGGCCTGGCCGAACTCGGCCAGGATTCCACCCACCCGCCGCAGGATCAGGAACCCGCCCAGGAAGAAAAGGATCTTCCTGAGCACGGACGAAAAAGCAAACACGCTGGCCGTGGCTACCTTGGCCGATCGCGCCGCGTCCAGTTGCGCGCGGTGGTATGCCCGCAGACTGACCACGGCCCGCTTCATGATGCCGATGCTTTTGATGACGCCCGCGCGGAACTTCGTCACACCGGTCCGGACGGCATTCTGTAGTACTGCGCCCCACTTGCGAGTAGCCACCTCGTTCTTCTTGAACTGCCGCGCCATCTCGCCCAGGCCCTTGCCCGTGCGCTCCACCTGCACCTTCGCCGCGGCCACCTTGCGGGTCGCATCCAGGAGGCTCTTCGAGACCTTCTGGGTGGACCGGGAAGTGCGCTCCCCGGTCTTGCCCAGCGCCTCCAGGTGGTCTTCCAGCTCCTTCAGCGCCTTCTCCGCCGCTTCGGCCTGGAGCTCAATTAGAATCTGAAGCCTGGTGTCTGCCATTACATGATCCCCCTGGGCGGTTTCTGCCTCATGAACCGTCCCCATCCCTTCGCGTCAGTGTTACGTGCAACGCGAACCGCCAGCGCAAGCTGCCGGGTCTTGTCAAACTCATCTTTCATCGCTGCGTTTACTGCTCTGAGGAGGTAGGAGTATCCGAAGTTGAAGAGCTCCTGGAACGGATACCCGCGCTGAGTGAGGAAACAAACGAGCTCAAAAAGTCCGCCAGGATCGCGTCTTTGAACTGCGCGGCCAGCTTTTGAATTCCCGCTGCGTTCGCAATGTCGAAAAAAACCGCGTTCACCTCCCGAACCTTCTCCCAGATCAGCTTCAGCTCAGAAGGCCGCATGTCTTCGAGCTCTTCGATGGTGAGGTTCGTGGTAAGGGGAAGCAGGGTTCCGCCGAAATGCTGGATGATGGTGTCCAGGTCATCTCCTTCGGGGAGCTGATCAAACTCGAAGATGCCCCGGATCTGCTTTACGGTAAGCTCCTTGGCCCTGAACTTTTTGTTATGGCCGGGGAGCTCAAAGGTGATCTGTCCGCGCGTCTGGTCTGACATGTGTCCTCCTTTTCCAGTTGCGCCATGGTTACCTTATGAGCCGGCATCTATGCACCTACCACATGGCCTACGGGGCCGTGGTCGTCGTCGAAGACGTGGTGCTGGTCGTGGTGCTGGTGGTCGTCGTCGTGATTCGCGTTGCCGTGAAGTACGGGCTGGTGGGCTGGTTCGTTTCGTCAGCCAGGCCTTCCGCGGTGAAGCTCATCACCTGCCACTCATCCCCGATCAGCGCCATCGCGCCGTTGGGTCCGAGAGTGCAGCGCCAGAAGTTCCACGTGTACTTCACGCCGATGGGATTGTCCGCCACGAAGCGCAGCGCGTATTCCTGGTTTGCATTCTGGAGGCCCAGAATGTTCTCACCGGACTGGGTGCCCAGAAGGAACTTCGCCAGGTTGACGGCCGCGATCTCATCGCAATCGAACGTCAGCGTGTAGCTGGTCTGGATCACCGGGTACTTGTCCCGGTTCCGCAGGCCGCTCCTGGAGCTGTAGTGCTCCAGGCGCTCTATGCTGGGCTCCATTTCGATGCTCGGGCAGTTTCCCATCTCCGAATACGCACCGGGGCCGGTCGTGCTCCACTCCGCAACGTAGAGCGTACCCTTCCCGATGGTATAGTTGTTCGTGCTCGGAGGGGTTGCCATCGCTTAAATCTCTCCTTTGGTGTGCGTGTACTTGACCTTGGCTACAAGCTGAAACGCCACGAACGGGTGCCAGAATTCGATGTCCGCATTCGGCACCAGCCGGGTTTCCAGCACGTAGTCATCAAACGTCGGATCTGCCAGCAGAGCTGCCCATACCGTACTCAGAAGGGATCCCAGTGACGTGTCCGCGGTATCCTCATCGTTGTCCAGTAGGTAGCAGTTGATCTTTATATCCAGCGCCGACACTACCAGATCGATCTTGCCCTGAAACCGCGCCGAAAGTTTCTCATCGGGTACGGGCAGGCCAGCTTCGATCGCAGCCAGCGGGAACTGGGTCTGCGGATATTCCCGCAGCTCTACCAGGCGTTCGTACGAAGGCACTCGGCGGACAACCTTAGCAATTGCGCCCACCCCATCCAGGGCGGACTTCACCTTCAGAATCACCTCTTCCCGTGTGCGTGCAACAAAGCCGGCCATGTTTACCCTTTCAGGTGTGCTTTCAGAACGTCTACCAGGAACTGGTGCACCTGCTTCACGTCCTGCTTGCTTACCGCGAAGAACTTCCGGGGCTTCGTCTTGTGGGTTTGCAGGTAGTAGGCTTTCGCTGGGCTCTTCGGGGATACCCGTGGCTTTTTGGCCCGCGGCCCGGTAGGATAGTCCGGCGCCTGGGTCGGCTGGAAGTACAATCGCACACCTCCGCGGGGGAGGGGCGCCACGTCCATCGAACTCAGCATGGTGCCGGTCCAGAATAGATTCACCTTCTGAACCGGCCGGCCATGCTTCTTTCGATAAAGCCGATACCCAGCAGAATACCCGTCGAACTTCAGCCCGTCTGCATCCACCCCCCGCGCCGTGCGCTTCAGGATTTCGGCCCGAATCAGGTGGCCGATCTCGCTCCAGACCGCTTCGGAACGGAAAACGGATTGCAGTCCAGCCAGTTTCCTGAACACGGTGTCCAGGCCCCTGAACTCCACAGTGAAGATCATCTACGTTCTCCGAAGGCGCCGAAAGACGGGCCGGATGCGCTCGTCCTCATCGAACGTGTCATCCGCATCCCAGTCATAATCCACGCCCAGCGTGAGAAGGCTTTGAAGCTCGTCATCGAACTTCGCCTGATAACGGAGCATCTGACGCTCGAAGCCGTCCGCCTCCGCGCTGTCCTTCATCAGTGCCTCGTAGATAAGCTCCAGGGCTTTGTAGCAGGCCAGGTACTTGAGCTGATCCGCATTCAGCAGATCAGCATCGAACGCGGTTTCCGTGTACAGGATCCCGCGATTCGTCGCCTCCGGGCGGTACCATCGCTGCTCTAGGACCCGATCGATGCGATTCTTGGCCTCCGTGTGATAGGGGCTCAGATCCGTGATCCCCAGATCCGCGATCTTCGGCCGAATCACGATCAGGTCAGCATCAGTGCTGTAGTTGGCCATCAGACCACCTCAATGTAGCCTGACATAAACGGGTTCGGCTCCGCCAGCGGGGTGGGCTGTGGCTTCGATCCGGGCGGGCATTCCACGTACCCGCGCTTCCGCAGCTCCTTAGCCACCTTCGGGTCCTGCACCTGGCAGATTCCACGCCGGTCGAATTCGGCCATAACACGGCCGTTTTTCGCATCCCATATCTGGCTGGGCTGATCCCGCCGAATCTTGACGAAGACTTTGACCCGCCGGTCCTCCTCTTCCTGCCGCTTGGCCGCTTCCACCGCGGCCTTGCGTTCGGCCTCCTCGCGCGCCTTCTTTTCGGCTTCGAGGGCTTCCACTTTCTGCCGGAGGGCCGCCATCTCGTCCTGCTCCGTCCGCGTCCGCGTGCTGCTCTTTTCTGTGCTCATCCGAACAATCCTTTCTACACTGTGAAACCCTGGCGGGGGCTTACGCCCCCGCCAGGTACCGAGTTACGGTGCCGTGGTCGTCGTGGAGCTCGTGGTACTGGTCGAGCTCGTGGTACTACTGGTCGAGCTCGTGGTACTACTGGTCGAGCTCGTGGTACTGGTCGTAGTCGTGGTCAAATACCGTTCCTGAACCGCACGGATAAACCGGCGGAGCAGGGGGTAAACCCCGTCCAGGCGTCCCAGGGCCTTCGCATCACGCTGCGCTTCCCGGTCACTGATTTCGTTGGCCATCGTCATGTCCTCCTTTTAGTTATGGCGGCCACGACGGTCAAGAGGTTGCCAAACCGGTGATCTTCCCGTGGAACTCCTCCGGCCCGTAGTCCAGGCCTACCATGCCGAACACCTGTCCGTCCTCGCTGGCTCCGTTCTTCCCCAGCTCTTCGTAGAAGAGAACGCCCTTCCCGGGAACCGGCAGGAAGACGGGGGAGCACACCGTCACGTCCGCGATCAGGATCGTGTTCGTGGGGACCTTCGGTGCCCAGACCACGCCGAGCTGGCAGAAGTCCAGCAGGAGCATCTCGATGTTGACGCCCCCGACCGTCCGGGACTGCGGCGCGTAGCCGAAAATCTCGGAGAGCTTCTGCTTCTGGAAGGAGTTGCAGAAAAGAACCGGCTGCCGGAACTCCGCACCGTTGTCCGCCATGTTCTTCACGAGCTGGTTCAAGAGCGCCCGATTCAGCGTAGCCCCGCTGGCCGCCACCGAGTTGGTGGAGCAGGCGGTGATGATGCCGCGGGTCTTGGCCGCAGTGGCCGCGTTGGTGGCCTGGTTGTACTCACCGTTCAGGAACGTGTATTCCATGTCCACGGAGAGCTGCCGCATCGCGGTCTCGATCTGGAAGTCACGCTCGTTCTGAACCGGCTGCGAATCGCCGATGTCCACCAGCCCGGTGGTGGAATCCGCGGTCACCTGGCCGGAAACGGCCTGCTTGACGTACGAGACCTTCACGGACTTCTGCCAGATCTGGCAGGTGTTGTAGTCCGCCGATCGGACGTAGGAGACCGGAGTGGGAGCCGTGAGGCTCCCCGTCTCGGTGATCTCCGGCTGGGCAGCCGATTCGAGGGCGTACGTCTGGGCCAGCACGAACTGCTGATCCCCGACCACGCGAACGCGCCCGCCCTGGAGCCCGCCGATCATGGAAAGGAACGGGGTCTGGTTTGGCCCGATCAGGTACAGCTCCCCGACATAGTTGGGAAGGTTCCAGGAGGTTCCCTGTCCTGTTACGTTCGACATCGTGTCACTCCTTGATGGTTAGGCGCCCTGTTTCTGAAGCGCCGCGATGCGGTTCTTGATGCGTGTCATCGCCGCTCCGTCGCGCTTCTCCAGGGCTTCGTTGTACTGTTGCTGAAGTCTCGACAGCGGGGTTTTCTTGTCCCCCGGCACGCCGCTCTTCCCGCCTGCGGATCCGCTCCCGCCGGGGCCGGCCCGCAGATACTGATCCTTCTTCGGGTGCTGGCTGAAGATCAGCTCCATCGCTTCGTTGAAATCGGCCGGTTCCGCGAACTTGCCGGGCTCCCGGCTCGTGATCACGTCACCATCCGCCCCACGCGCGATCACGCGGAGCTGGCCGCCGACCTCTTCCACCCCGAAGAACCGCCCGAAGTAGCTTTCAGCCACCTCCGGGTCCAGATACGTCCGCGGGTTCGTCCCGCTGAAAAGATCGTGCTGCGCGAACTTGCTGGAGATCATGAGCTGCCGAATGTAGGCATCCCGCTTCGTGAGCTCCCCCTGGAGCTCATCTTCCCGGCTCTTCAGCTTCTCCGTGAGCTGCTGCTTCACCATTTCGATGCCGCGCTTCGCGTCCTCCTTGATCTTCTCCACCTCGCCGGCCTTGACCAGATCCGAATCTTCCAGATTCTTCACGGTCTCGATGGCCTGCGTGGCGTTGCCCAGGAATTCCTCGATGTTCTCGATTCCCTCCAGGGGCTTCAGCTTGCTCGTCAGCTCCTGGATCTTCTCCCGCCGATTCTTGCTTTCGGCGTTCAGTTCCAGGATCTTCGCATGCATCTGGTTCGGGTCGATCGGCGCTTCCTTGCCGGCCTCATCCACGTAGACCGGGATCCCGTCCTGGATCACAGGGGCGCCGTCTTCCGCCGTCTTCAACGTCCATGCCATTGCTTTACTCCTGCCCTTCCGGGCGCTGCGTGCGGGCCTCCGCCCGCGGTTTCCGGTTCTCGGTGTCCGCCGTACTTATCCTTTTCGACGGCCCTGGGCCGCCTTGATTGCTCTGCCTTGCCGTGCCGCCTTCCGGCGTGCTTCGTCCAGATCCTTGCTCCGATATATCTTGCCGGACTCACCCCAGCGGCAGGCCCAGCCCTCCTTGATTTCCCAGCAGTATACTGGCATCAGTCACTCCGTAAAAAAGTTCTGAACCTCGATTTCGCTTCCTGCAACCCATTCCGGTCGCGTGGGCACCCAGAAGTGCCGGCAGTTGTAGCCCCCGCGGTGCGTCCGCCACGGTCCGCTCTTACCATCCCACGTCTGCTTGTCCAGCTTGGCAATCTCCTCTTCCGTGTATACCTTCCCGGCGTGCCGCCGACACCAGGCCCGTGATTCCTTGATCACGTCCCCATA